CTCGCTTCAATAAGCCGGTCAATTTTTGCTTCAAGCTTGTTAAAGCGTTGGTCAATGTGCTCAACAAACTTGTCCATTTCTGCTTGAGTGACGTTATCACGGGCCACCTCTTCTCTAGTTTTGTTAATCAAAATGTTGAGCCGTTGTATCTCAGATGCCTTCTCATGCCCAATATAGGCCAAGACACCCAATAACACCGTCAACACCATATTCCAAAGCATCATCTCCATATCAACATTTCCACGCCCGTAGGCTTTTGTTAATACGGCTGTTTGGATCGTTAGCGGTTTTGGCGCTAGTTAACTTCTTTTTCATACCTGTCATACGGGCGCAGAAAGATTTCTTGCGTGAACCGCCTTCGGGTTGCGGAGCCTTCAAACCGGGTTTGCCGGGATTGGCAGCGTTGTACGATGCCCTCCCCTTGGCGTTTAACCCACCTTTTGGGTTCTTACCCTCTTTGCGTTGCCACGCAGGAGTCTTAGCCATTTGACACCTGTTTTTGTTCTACGATCATTGGGTACAGGCAATCGCGTCCAAAGTCGCCTTCGTACTCTTGCACACCCATGTGACCTAATTTGATTGTTGGGTCGATCCAGACTTGGAATCCGTGCTCGCGGGCGCGGTCACAGAATAAAAAGTCCTCGCCAATGTAGCTGTTTTCCTTGAGGGCAAAGTCAAATATCGCACTCAAGTTACGGTCTGTTTTGGAATCGTAGTAGTTCCACTCGGGGTGAGCCTTGATTACTGTCTCAAATACTTCCCGCTTGACCAGCATAAAGGCCGTAGCCACACGCTTGGCGCGGACAAGACCCATGTTATTCATCGTCAAAGTATCGCCATCTTGATCCAAGGATGTGATGTAAACCTTGTCAGTGCTACGAGTTCTAGGAACCCCAGCGGCAATACCAATATGTGGCTCTGAAGCCCAAGCCAGTAGTCTAAAAACGTGCTCCGGCTCAAAGTTAATATCCGCATCAATAAAGATCAGATCCGTGCAATCGGATTCTAAGAAGTCCTGAACCAAAAGATTACGTGCTCGGGAGACAACCGAACATCCGCAGATGCTACCTATGGCTATTTCAACCCCGTGCTTAGGAGCCTCTTGGGCAACCTGAGCTAGGGATACAGCCAACTTCAAAGAAACTTTAAAGTCGTAAGCAGGTAGTGCGATGAACAGTTTCCTGCCAGCAAGCGTGTAACCTTTTTCATTTTGCATTTGTATGGTTATCCATAATAAACCGTCCCTGTTACACTACCGCCAAGGCCGACAAAAATACCATTCTCACAAAGAATGCCTTCGCCGGGAATTAAAATTGGCAAGCCTACAGTGTTGAAAGTGTCCACCTCTAACAAAATTACCGGATACATTGTGACATTACCCGATGTTGACGCAGTTGACGCAGTTGTCACAGTAAAAGTATTTGCTGTGAGTTTTGTCACATCAAACGCTGCGTCAATACCAAGACCGGAAGTGAAGTTTATAAACACTCGGTCGCCCGTTTCTAACCCATGTGCAGTCATTGTGATGGTTACTACACCACTTGGAGACGTACGTACATACGTGCCTGACTTGTTTACGGTTGGATCGCAAATAGAAAAGGTACGCGCAGAAACCGTGCCAGACGTTACCACAACACTTTTCAAACGTGTCCGGTAGCTCACCGCTGTACCAGAGGCAGAAGCGTGATAGGACTTTACGTCATATTGCATTGCCATAGACGCACCTTATCCGTAGAAAATAGTTGAGGTCACGCTTGCTGAAGGCAAGAACACACGAATTCCCGTGGTTGCCAAAATACCTTCGCCGGGAATTAAGGTGTAGAAAGATGTGCCGTTAGAGCAATCTATCTCGGTTAAAATATTGGCGTACATAGTCACATTACCGTTTGTTGTTGCGGATGTCACAGTAACCGTAAACGTGTTTGCAGTCAGCACCGTCACCGTGTAAGCGTCATCTGTGGTTGTGCCAGAGGTAAAGTCCAAATACACACGATCCCCGGTAGTCAAACCGTGCGCGGTGATTGTTACTGTGCAAGTGGTTGAGCCGGGGACGTTATACGTGCCAGTCTGCGTAACATCATCAACAATTACGGTATTAAATGCAACAGACGTTGTTGGGGAAATCAACACACCTTTGAGACGAGTCCTATACCCAACCGCCAGACCTGACACTGTGTTGTGATACGACTTAACGTCATATTGCATACCCATAATTATTGCTCCTGTGGCTCTTCTGGAGCCTCTAGCCTATTTAATAACATCTTGTAGGCAGCAACCGTCGCTTGGGCTTGAATTGTAAAGACTTGTACCTTACTTAATTCTTGCTCAAGCGACTGAATTTCTGCTTCAAGAAACTCTTTAGTTATCTGCATTAGGCAACCGTAGAAACCATAATGTAGTAAGTAGTTCCGTTTGCGCTTCTAACAGGCATTGTGTGAGTACAAAGAGCAGAACCTACAACTGCACGGAATGCACCACCAACAGCTGGGGATGGAACGCTAAACATGTTAGGAATCACGCCAGTGTTGCTGTTTGTAACACGAATAAATGCGGCGGTTGCTGGAACTGTTGCTGTACCAGCAATATCAGAATCCAATTGAAGAGCAGCCAATGTGCCACCGGGGTTTGCTGAAGCGCCCATGCCTAAAGTAGCACGGAGAGCGTTAGCTGCACCAGAAATTGTGCCGGGGCTGTTGATCGAGGTGGAAATGTGTGCCCCGTTGATCGTGCCGCCAGTAGCGGCGTTAGCGCCAGAAACTACGGAGAAAGCACGGAGCGTTTCGCCAGAGCCAGTAGAAGTAAAGGCCAAGCGGTTGTAAGAAAGCCGTGTATCGCCAGTAGTGGCTGAAGTTGAGCCATAAAAACTGGAGATGTTTTCAGCAGTAGTTACTGTGATTGGGGAAGAAGCGGTACCGCCAATAAAGCCATTTTGTGACGACACTGGGCCGCTGAACGTGGTAATAGCCATGATAAACCTTTCGTGTTATAGCACATCGCCCATAAGTCTCTATAACGTCTGCTAGGTCAGTCGTATGGGCTAAATAAATCCTAGTACCTGAAGGATACAACAAAAGGGGGGTTTTGCAACCCCCCTCCTACAACTTAAACAGCGCCTGAAGAACCAAAGACGCCTAGCGGATCAGACCAGCCGAACGAATAACGCTCACGGGCCTTGTAACGAACGTTGCCGGTGTCGAAGTCGCCGTCCATGCTGTTTTGCAGCGGGGTACGAACGAAGTGCTTCAGACCGTTAGGAACGTCTGTGCAAAGGAACCAAGCATCTGGATCGGTCAAGAAGTTGTTAACAGTGTAACCTTCTGGGATCGAACCGTTGCTCTTGATCGCGTTGATGTCGTTGTCAGCCGTAGCCACGCGGAGTTCAGTCTCCAACAGGCGGGTTGCAACGAACATGTTTGCGGGAGCAATAACCAATTTACGTGGCTTTGCAGCAATCAGCAGGCCACGCTCATCCGTCCAAGCAGCGATCTGAATAACTGCGTTTTCCAACGAAGTCTCATTCAGGTCTGCAGGGGTCGAAGGAACGTTGCTGTTAACACCACCCGAAATTAAGGGATGCGAAGCGCTAAACAAGGGCTGACCGTCGCCACCGGGGTAGTCGGTGTCAAAACCGTTGTTTAAGGTTGAAGCAGCCTTAACTTGTTTGGTATAAGCCATAGCACGAGCCAAAGCCTTGGTGTAGCGTGAGGACAAGCTGTCATACAGGTTATCTTCAACTGCTTCTTCCGTAATGGAGAAGCCCAAAGCAATTGTTTCGTGAGTATAGCGAGCCGTAAAAGCTTCCTGCGCATTGTCATAAGCGATGGCAGAACCTTCGTTTTTGACAGGAGCGGCTGAGAAGCCGGACAGCTTGGTTTCTTCTTCAAACGAACGCTCAGAGGTCTCAGTTTCGTAGATCTCTTTATGCTGTTCGCCGTAGCGAGCATACTCAAGACCAAACAATGCGTTCAGTCCCGGGAGGAGTTCTTTTAGTAGTTGTGCACGAGAAATAGCCATTTAATATGCTCCTTATACGCCAGTGGCGTTGTAATACCGGTGCACACCAAAGTTCCATTTCACGATAACTTCCGTGTAAGAACCGGGGAAACCAGCAATTGCAGTCTCAGGAACAAAGTCAATGATACGAACCGGGAGGCCCGAACCAGTGTCAGTTGATGCGCTTACAGACTGATAGGAATTACCAGTAGACGTATTGCCGGTTGTCAGCACGAGTGCCGAGTTACGGTTTACGTCAGTACGGGTCATGAAACTGATGGTGGACGTGCCAGCAGCAGTTACGGCGACCTTAAATAGTGCATCAGGATCATCCTGCACATAGGCTTGGATGTCATCAGCAACTACGTTACCGGGGTAAAATTGACGGAAAGTGGTTCCAAAGGTTGGGTCTGTGTAAGTACAACCAAGGAAAACACCTACTGGGGTGGACGCGGACGTGTTGGTTTCATTCTCGATATATCCAGCACCGTTGAATTTAACGACGTTGCCAAAGAAAATGGCTGTCGAAGAACCCGATTCGATGGGGATTTGACGAGTTGCACCAGCAAAGACCTGTCCGCCGATCAAATTGATCGGGATTAGCCCGTAAGGGGCTGATACGGAAGGATATGCCATTTAATACTCCTAAAAAGTTATTTAGAACCGTTACCAAACCCTACACCGCGTGTCGTTGAGGATTTTCTCTCGCTGAACAGAGGCATGCGTGGGTCATTATTTCGCATGAAGCTGTTATCCACAGACTCCATTTGAGACTTGTTTTGTCGGGCATAGTAGTCATTGCGTGCAGCAACACTTTCTTCAGGTTGTTTACACAGCATCAGCCCACCAAGCTCAACGTTTCCATTCTTGTCAGCAGCGAGCATAAGCTCGGGATGGTCAGCAGCTCTGACCGGTTCCCAACCTTCACGGGTTTTTTTGGAGACATTTGCTGGATTTGGCTGGCCTAATATGGCTGTTGCAATCCAACGGAATTTCCAACCCGGTTGAGGATCAGGATCTGGAAGAGCGCTCGGCGGTTTGTAGGTCGCACGAGCAGAACTCTCACGTGTTTGAAGGTTTCTAGGTTCGCGCTCTTTAGCGCCGTCACGGCTAATTCGTTCAGACATAGTTAGGACTCCGAGTTAAGTTTAAGAACTTCTTTTGCATACTGTTCATTGGTAAGGCCAAAGCGGCGTGCTAACGCTTCCGCTGACTTAGTCAGCGTCACTTTCTTCTTACCCGCAGTACGGGTTGGCGCGGCTACTACGTTAGCCGAACGTTTCGGTTCCTTCTTTGCCTCACCGAAATAATCGGGAAACACTTCACGCATGCGAGCGTCAATCCGCTCGTAATACTCGTCCGATCTAGGATCAACACGAGTTTCGACCAGCTTTTTATGCACCGCCAGCGCGAGACTGGTCATCTCATCATCCTGTCCAAACCAGCCGTTTCGGGCTTGCCATCGGGTCGCTTTTTCATCGACCTGAACAGACTGCTGCTGTGGCGTAGGTTGTATATATACATCATCTTTTTGCTCTTGTAAAGCATTAGGCGTAAAAGTTTTTGCGTATTCCGAACGAAACTTAGCCGCAGACAGTTCTTCTTGCGCTGCAATAATGGCGTCGTTGTCGTAGCTTTCTTGGGCTTCACGCAGCTTTTGACGGGCAATTTGAAGCTCCATGTCCGCCTTTGAAGCCGCCATTTCGGTGTAGTTCTTGGCCCCCGCGTTGTAACTTTCCCTGAGCTTTTTGTTTTCCTCAAATAGCTGTTGGGCTATGCGGGCAGCTTCTTCACGTTCCCGTAAGGCTGCTTCCTTAGCACGTCGCTCGTCGTGACGAGCATGGCTCAACTCCTTAATCCGCTTTTGGACTTTATCGCTGTACTCTGCAATTTCATCGTCCGAAGGATCTTCAACATCCTTGTCCAGCGGCTTGCGGCCTCGATCTTCGGGCGGTGTATCGTCTACCACCTCCAGTTCAATGTCGCCTTCTTCAAGTTCAGTTGACCCCTGCTCACCATCCACTTCGTCCTGTTCATCAGGAAAAGTAAACCCATCTTTAGCTTTACCATTAGTAGCCATTTATAATCTCCATCAAGCGCGGGTATAACCGCGAGGATCTTCAACAACCGCCTCGACCTGATCGTCGTTTAACAGGCGGAACTCACGTCCATGAATTCTAAAACGAGTGCCGGAGTAAGCCCTTACTAACACAAAGTCACCTTCCTTACACCATGCTCCGGTGCTGAACTTGACTGGGTCTTTATAGGCTTCCGCCCCAATTTTCAGGACAAACAACACCGTGGTGCTGTATTCCTCAATTTTGGTTAGGGAGTCAGGTTTAAGAATGCCCGACTCAAACTTGTCTTCAACTTCAGGGACAGCACAAAGGATTTTCCACCCTTGCGGTATTGGCAATTGCGTAGCTTTGGCGCTTTCGTCCTCTACTTCCGCAGGCTTTTCAATTTCTTCAATCATTTGATTCCTCAACTTTCTTGGCAAGGTCCATAACATAGGACTCTGCGAGCGCAAGACCTTGAATAACGCCACAGAGTTTTTGGTACTGCTCAAAATTTTGGCAAACCCCACCGGCTATGTCGTCGGCGTAGTTGTTTAGATCCTCACGGATTCTTGCGCGCAGGTTGTCTGCGAAGGCTTGTATCACTTGGTGTTACCCCCTTTTGGGTTGCGCCGCATGTCGGCTTGGGCTTTGGCAATCTCAGCGCCTACTTTGACGCCTTCGAGTTGCCCCTTTAGCTCTAGTTCGTCGGCTGCTTGCGCGGCTTTGAACGCGAGTTCTTTCTCCTTGAGCGCCAGTTCATCGGCCTTAGCGGCTGCGTCCACGGCGATTTTCTTATCTTTAAGGGCTGTTTCCTGCTGGCGGATAGCCAGTTCCTGCATTTGCATCTGCACCAGCGGGTCTTGAGCCTGCTGCTGAGCTTGTTGTTGTGCCACTTCGGTCTGACTGTTACTTAGAACCCGCTTGGAGGCTTCAGCTACAAGGCGTGAGACCTGCAACTCAAGTTCTTCAGGCATCTCCTCACCCGGCTCAGGCAACGGCATGCCAAGGGCTTCTTCGATACGACGGCGGTACGCAAAGCCTAAGTGCTCCGCGATATGTGACTGCATGGCTGCTCCAATTTGATTCGCCATGGGACTCTGACCCACCATCTGCATAATGATCGGATCCTTCATAGCGTTCATGTGAACTTGGATATGAGCCTCGTGGTCCTGATATATGAACGCCTTCATGGGCTTGCCGTTAAGCGCTGCCATGTTCTCCGAGACAGGATCCTGTGGTTTCTGATCATCCTCAACCGGTACGAGCTTGGCTGCGTTTTTGATCCCCAAGACCTCCAGCATCTGCCGGTGTAAGAGAGGCAGGTCGTATATCTGAGGCGCAGCCTGAGCCAACTGAATGACCGCTTGGTACTGCACCACTCGCTGGGACATAGTTGCCGCGTTGGGATCACTTACAGGAATGACCTCGACCATGTCGTAGTCTGACCGCTTGGCCCGTGGTTCTCCGTCCTCGGGTTGGTAGTCATAAACATCGTCCGTGTAGTCCCGAATGATGACCGACAGCAGCTTTAGCTCTTGCTTAAACGCGTAGTGCACCCGAGCCTGAACAGCCGACATGACTTTGAGCATCCGCTCCAGCAGGGCAAGCGTCGTACCCACTGGCGCCTGTGCGGACATATCGCTGATCTTCATATCAGCCGTGGCGGCAAACCTACGGCCTTCTTCAACGATTGTGCCCAGCAGGTTATAAAGCGTCTGGCTTGGCTCTTTATATGGCAGCGGTAGGATGTTGTCCCGAATAGCACCGGAGCCAACATCTACGTCTCTAAACTCACCCGGAGCAATAGGCGTGTCGTCACCTTTAATCCGAAGTCCTCTGGACTTCAAACCGCCGGGGAGGTTCGATAACGTGCCCGCGTCAACAAGTTGTCGGATGATGCTGGTTGCGGACTTAGCAAACCCACCAATCAAGTGGAATAAGCCAAATCCGTAAATACCAAAACCCGGGATGTAAATATAGTGTACGAAGTGGTTACGCTTGGCTTTGGTCTCGTCATCTTCGTAAAAGTTACGTCTGATGGCTAGAACTTCACCCGTGCCCTCAAGCACCGTTAGTACATATGGCAGTGCTATGCCTGTTGGCTCGCCGTCTTCTTCATCTTCGTACCCCGGCAAGTCCAAATTAATGTGGCACTCATAAAGTACATAGCGGTCATCATTAAGGCTATTAAATCCTGTCTCTTTATCTTTCTTTTCCTGCAACTCATTTTTAATCTTAGGTGGGTCCCCGATGTCAATGTCGCGATAAAACCCAGCCACTTGCAGTTTACGAATCTCGTTCTTGGTTTTAAACATCCGGTGCGTTACACGCTCTGCCGTCTCAATAGATGGCGCACCGTAGGAAATGATGATGTCTTCTGCAGGCACAAAGACCGACATCTGACGCTGCATTGATGGGTCGTAATATACTTTCTTAAACGCTGAGCCTGTAGCTGGCAGATTCCACAACATCCGCTCGTGCTCAGTTCTGAACTCAGGCATACGCTCTGTCAGTTCATAGTTCATGTCTTCCTTAACCCGAGCCGCTGCTTCATCCTTCTCGCGGGTCTGCTTGCCAAGGATCTTTGTTTTAACTGGCCCCTGCGCAGGAAAAGTCTCCATGATTGTTTCTGACTGAAAGCGTACGACTGCTTCCGTGATCATTGGATGAAATACACCGCATGCGCCGTTCCATGGCTCTGTTCTTTCTTCGTACTTAAGACCAAGCAGTGTGATGCCCTCTTTGTACGTATCTTCCCAGTCTTTGCGTGAGCCTAAATCATTCTTAATATCTTCCAGCAGATCGCTGCCAAGCATATCTAATTCATTAGGCTCTATTTTTTCTGCCAAGTTTTCATAAAAATCTTCTGCATCTTCTTCAGCTTCTTCGATTTCTAATAACGGCATTCCATCAATGCCAATACGAACAGCTTCTGGATCTTCGATCTCAATTTCAAGCTCTGGCCCTTCCATGAGTCCGATATCTTCCTCAATGCCTTGGGGCGCCCGTGTTAGTGCTTTATCTACAGCCATGATTTATCCTTAGTAATACGCCGTCTTGCGGCCTGATTTAAAAAATATGGGTTCATCTGGTTCATCGCTTGGCAGCGTAATAAACCCCCCGTTTCTAAAGCGTAACAGCGCCTGTGTCATTGTGTCCACGTAGTCATCGTGTTCGCCCACAGGGAACGCCACAATTTCCTCAATTACTTCTTTAGCCCACCGCCGATCCGGTGCCCACACAATCCCCGAGGCAAACAAATCGCTTACTGCATTCACCCGGGCAATCTTGTCGTTACCCCTTGTAGGCGTAAACTCATCGACTGGTATGCCCATGCGACGTAATTCTTGAATCAAAGGTGCTCCAGCAGCTTTTTTCTCCACCAAGAACGCGTCTGGTTGCCATTCTCGGTACTGTTTAAGCGCTACTTCCTTAAGCTCTGGGAACTCCATGCGAGACTTAAACGCATCGAGCAGTATTATGCTGGGCTTACTGTTTTCTTCTTCGTTATACCAGATACCCCACGTCGTACACGCCGTATAGTCAGCCGTAGTCTTGGCTTCGTGGGCCGTATCCCAACTCTGAATGATGAACTCGCACCGAGGCGGCTCTTCCGGCTCCCAAACACGCCAATGTGTCCTTTTAATAAATGCCGCCGAGTCCAATGTGGGCTGCTGCATGTACTGGGCGTTCCAGTACCGTGAGTCCATAGCTGCCTTTTTCTGCTCCAACTGCTCGATGGGCCACTGTTCAGGCCAAAGACTCTTGCCACTTGGCAAAATGGCAGGCAACTCTACGATCTCCCACTTATCCGCATCGGGATTCTTCATCTGGTAGTTGAGCAGCCGCCCCGTTAGGTCAACAAGCGACCATCGGGTCATGATTACAAGGATCGCGCCGTTAGGCATCAGTCGTTGGAGCGGACCTGTCTGGAACCAACTCCA